TCTACTATCACAAATTATAATACTGATTATTTGAAAGTATTCAACTCTGTTTTTAGACATTCTCAGTTTACTTCTTTGGTTGATGCTAGTGATACTTCAATATTGAGTAATATCACTACGGTAACTCTAGGTAGTTTTTACACACCAAGTACATCAGGTTCCTTTTCATTCACAATTCATTTTGGAAATCAACTGTACAATCCCCACTCTGGTCATAATTCTACATCAGGTGGTATCATTTCATCAACAGGTTTCTATATACAAGACAACACAAATGAGATGTTCTTTGATGATGATGGTGTAGGCAACCTTCGCATTTATTATTTGGTTACCGGGTCACGAACCTATTATAGTTCGGCTGCCGGAACTGTAGACTATGTATCTGGTTTAGTTTCAGTTAATCCAGTTTATATAACATCTGTATCTAATGTTGATGACAATGCATCAAGAGCAATAAGGTTAACTGCAATACCAGCGTCCAATGATATTGTAGGTAAAAGAAATCAGATTATTGAAATTGATCTTGTAAATACGTCATTCTCAGGGGGACAAGATACAATTGCAGTTAATACTGCGGGGGGTTCAACGGGTTACGTCACAACAACTAATTATGCAACGCCGTCGAGTTATTAATCATGGCTCCACCCTTTGACCTATCTTGGACCCCAACTTTAGAGAATAAACTTAGTACTCAGATTGATGGTCAGCTGCCTGACTTCATTGCTGAAGACCATCCTAAGTTTTCTCAATTTTTAAAATCGTATTACCAGTTCCTTGAATCTGGTGAACTACAACTAACAGTCAATATTGACAACATTCTTATAGAAGTTGAGACTGATACCAATCTTCTTAATGAAGATGGGGGTTTAATTGTCACAGAAGTTGGTGCTGGGTCGGACGGTAAATTTATCGAAGGCGAAATTATTACTGGCGGTACGTCTTATGCAACCGCAACAATCTTAGTTGATGACCTTAGCGCTGCAACACCAAGAATATTCATATCCTCACAGCAACTATTTGAGACAGGAGAGACTGTAACAGGTGGAACATCTGGTGCGTCTGGTGTAGTCACAAGATATCGTGCAAACCCTGTTCAGAATATTCAACAGATGTTGGCTTATGCTGACATTGATAATACCATTTATGACTTTATTGAAGAGTTTCGCAAATCCTTTATGGCTGGAATTCCTACTAATCTTGCAAATGGAATTAACAAGAGAAATTTAGAAAAACATATTGGTGAGTTGTATCGACGGAAGGGGACTAAAGAGGGCGCTAAACTCTTTATGAAAATCCTTCTGGATGAGGACGCAGAGGTATTCTATCCAAATCAATATATGTTGAAATCATCAGCAGCAGATTGGGATAAACCTAATGTTGTTCGTTGTTCCTCTGTTGGTAATGTTATCGCAGATGAACTTGTTGGAGAATCAATTACTGGTACAGATACCGATGCAACTGCACTTGTTGAAAGTTCAACAACCTTTGCTGTTTCTGGTGGTATTTCATATATTGAATTTCAAATTTCAAATATAGTTGGAACTTTCAACAATGGTGAAAACATATATGGTATATCTTCTAAAGGAGATGTGAAATATAATTTTACTATTACTGATATAATTTCATCAGTTACAATCTCCAATGATGGAACATTATACGAAACGAACGACCTTATTGATCTTGATACATCTGCCGGAATTGGTAGTGGTGATATTTCAGCGACTGTTGGTGGGGTTGAAACAGGCTCTATTTCGGGTGTTGCAATTGATGATAGGGGAACAAACTATGAACTGGGTGATCTTGTAGTTTTTACAGAAGCTTCATCTGGATTAGTGTCTGATGCAGAAGCCGAGGTTACTGTTATTAATGGTAACATAGTTGATGAGACTGACGGCGATGTTATTATACAGGAAGAAGGTACTAACACTTTCATAGACCTATTTAATATTCAACTTGAGCTGGGTACAATTTTTAATGAGGAACCCTATGCACTATTAGGAACTGATAGAAAATATAGTGTTACTTCCGGTTACTACTACCCAATCTATAAAACAAATTATGCAGCTCAACAAGCAACTATTAACAAATCATCTGCCTCTGTAAATGGTGCAACATTTAATTCAATAACAGTTGTACTTGATGGAAATGCTGGGAATGATATTATTATAGGGATGCGTGTGCGATCAAATAGTATTCCTGTAAACACAATAGTTACAGTTACTTCTGTTACAGATCAGTCAACGATCCTTCTATCTACTCCACAAACATTTTTAGATAATGATGTTGTAGAATTTAAATCTGACTCAACAGCAGTGAGACAATATAGTTTCCTTGAGTATCCCGGTGAAATATTTTATTCTCCCACAACTTTGACTGCTGTTGCTCAATCAACTTATAGTAGTACAACATATAAACTATATGGTGGTAACTATAATCATAGAGCAGATTATCTCTATGGTGAGTCTGGAAATGCTGCATCATATACTAGTGGTATTAACACAGAAGCAGTTCTTGGTGATAGACTTGAAACTGAGTCGGCAGTGAATACAATAGCTATAGACACAAATCGTTATGATAATGAGGGGTTTATTTTAGAGTCTGGTGATGGGGATATTACAAAAATAACTGTGACTCAGCCGGGAGAAGGTTATGCATTTTTACCTACTGTTACAGTTAGAAGTCAGTATGGTGCAGCCGTAAAGGCATATTCAACTACAACAGATATTGGAAGAATTTCTAGTGTCAATATTACTAATCCCGGATTCAATTATACTGAAGAACCTACATTAGAATTTCGTGCAAATTTCGTTGTAAAGGATATAACAGGAGTTTTTACCCCCGGTACAGCATTAACATCACATACAGGAACAGTTCGATCATTTGACTCTGCAACTCAACTTCTAAAAGTTTCAATTGAAGATACAGTTGTTATCGAAGGTGAATCTTTTGGAGAAGGCAACTACAATGAAGGCGTACTTCTAGAAGACTCTCTCATAACGCAAGAGTATGTTGATGAAAATATTATTTTGGATGCTAATCTTGTCTATGGGGAAAATTTAGTTGCTGAAGATGGCGATAGACTTTTAATAGATTCTACAAGCATAACATCTGGGTTTATAAATTTAGAGGATGGTTTTGGTGAAATCATCATGGAACATCCAGAGGTCGAAGAACTAGCACAGACTATTCTTGAAGATGGTAGTGGTTCTCTTAGATCAGAACCAGTAGATATATATGGTCACGATGATGATAATATCATGGGAGAATTTATCTGTCAAGAAATTGGATTTAGAAATGACGATGCAGTTTATGTATATGATCAGAGACAAGTAAAATTTCTATTGGAAGACTCAACGGTTCCTCCACTCAAATCAAATGACAACGCCTTTATAGTTCTTAATGCTGATATAGAATATGAAGATAATTTAGTTCTTAATGCTACAGATAATCTTGGTACAAATTCTGGTGATAAGATTATTCCTAATTCTACAGCTGCAAACGGAGTTGGTGATCCCACTAACAATATTGTTTTAGAATCTGGTATAACTGATAGTGTTAATGAAAAACTTTTATACGAAAATGATGACCCCTTCACTAACCTGTTATTGGATGGAACAAATGCAGATACTCTTCATATAAACGAAAAAGTTTTATTTGAGGATACGGGAATTGATTTTTCTGCTGGAACAACATCCATAGCAACTGCGGCTGGGTCTGCAACAATTGTTCATGCAGATGTTGCAAAAGCAAAATTTAATTTGGGTACGTCCGCTGAAAAAACAGGAAGATTTGGTGGTATTGAAAATTTAATTGGTGAAGCTCTAATTAGAATTCAAGATTCTTATTATTACCAAGATTTTTCATATGAAATTCAATCATCATCTGGTAGTAGTTCATATTTAAATGAGTTGAAGAAATCAATTCATCCAGCGGGATTTAATGTTTTCTCAAAGTCTATTACTACTTCTTTTGTTTCTGCTAAATTACAAATTGGACAAGCACAGGAAATTGGGGAGTCTGACCGTGGTGCTGATCTCTTCGATGCTATTCTTAGTACTACATTCTTCTCAATATTTGCTGCTCCTATTGAGCGCCGTCTTGGTTTTACCACTAAAGAAGAGACTGTTCTATTATTAGAAACTTCTATTCAAGAAACTTCTGATGATCAATTTGAAATTGAGGAAGAACTTGGTGTAGGTGTTATACGATTAGAAACACCAGAAAATGCTTATAATGATTTTGAAGCAATAGAAATATCTTATGGAATTGGTGCTGGCGAGTCTGGTTTGTTGTTAACTGAGGATTTAGATCGTATCGTATCAGAAAGTGCTGAAGCGATATCGAACAACCTTGTTCTTGATGGAACTGAAGATGGACATCTTCAAACATCTCAGGGCGATGCCGGTTTTAATATTATCACAGAAGACGATTTGCCATTCGAACTTGAGGACAGCCTTCAAGATGGTATATCATTCCTTTCTGGTGAAGACTCTACAATAATAGATAATTTGCTTAGTGAAGTTGAGGCAGATATCTTTGTTATTGAAGGTATATCTGATTATGATAGAGATGTTCATGTTCGATCTTCTTATACAACGCACGTTGATGTTACGTTAAATAAAACACACAATACTGCTAATGGTCTGTCATTCCTTGCAACTAAAACTTATGATGGTATTGGTGGTGATGGTATTGCATTGGAAAGTGGTTCTGCTCAACTTGGTAGTCGTTTATTACTTACTCAAACTGACAGCAGTGCGTCTGATCTTGGTGATAACATTTTGTTGGAATCTGGTAGTGATGTTAACATAAATCAAAGTGTAACGAAAGATACCTATACATCACTTGGATATTCTACCAATAACTTTACCCGTGATTCCCTAGTTAATATTTCTGATGAAAACTCTGTTGATACTATTGTTCTTGAGGGTCAAGATATTGGAACATTTAAACTAGAGGATGGATCAACTGTTACAGGAACATTTGGTGACGATATTCTTTTGGAAGATTCTACTGGGTTTGGTGTTGGTGAAAAACTGAGACTTGAAAAGACTTTTATTGCTTTAGAAGATTCTATAAATGTTGGTGCAAATCCATTCGATATGGCTGGTGATACTATACTTGAACCATTTACTATTCCATCAGATATATTTGTAACTCAAAATGGTAAACTTACACATGAGGATGGCGATGATTTTATAGTTTATGATACTTCAGCTGATGAGAATGATCAGATCATTCTTGAGGATGGAACTGATCTAGATTTATACACACAAACAATAAACAATGGAGTAAGTTTAGAACTTGGATTTAGTGGAGAATTATTCACATTCGATAATAATGTGAAATCATTCGACGTATTAAAAGTATAAATATAACAAAGGAAGACTAAACAATGGGATATCAAGCAATAGGAATAGGAAGTTCGGCCGGGGATGGAACGGGTGATTCTATCCGTGACGGTGGTGATAAAGTAAATGATAACTTTGTTGAAATCTATACTCTTTTAGGTACGGGTACTGCACTAACATCTGGTATTAGTGCTACTGCTAGTGTTGTTACTCTTACAAGTTCAGTACTCGCAGGGCCATCAATTACTGGTGTTGCATCATTCCCAGACGGTAGCGTATCAGCACCATCAATTACAAACACAGGCGATACAAATACTGGAATATTCTTTAGTGCTGCTGATAAAGTCAACGTGACTACTGGTGGAACTGAAAGAGTTGAAATTGACAGTTCGGGTCTTGATGTAACTGGCGCAATTACTGCAACCAGCACCATCACTGGTACTACTCTTGAGGCAACAGGAGATACTGCTGCTGGAGATAATGCGGCCCTTGGTTATACTGCTGCTGAAGGTCTTATCCTTACAGGGCAAGGCAGCACAAACGATGTCACGATTAAGAATGATGCCGATGCTGATGTAATTGAGATTCCGACAGGAACTACAAATGTTACCGTTGCTGGAACTTTGGGTACTGGTGGTCTTATTACTTCTGGCGCTGGTATTGTAATTGCCAACGCTGGTAATATCGGTTCTGCTGGTGACGCAGACGCAATCGCAATTGCTTCTGATGGTGTTGTGACATTCAGTCAAGTACCTGTACTTCCCAACAATACTATTGAAACTGCTGATATCCAAGCAGATGCGATAACGGGCGCAAAGATTGCTGATGATGCAATCAATTCAGAACACTATGCAGCGGATTCTATTGATGAAGAGCATATCGCCAATGATGCCGTTGGTTCAGCAGAATTAAAAACCCTTTCAACTCTGTTGGTTAAGAACTCTGCTGGTTCTACCTTGAAAACAATTCACGGTGCGGGCGCATAGTTACTATTATAATTAGATGTGGACATGATGTATAAATACTAATACAGATTAGAGGAAACGGAAAATGACAGCAATCATAACAGAAAAATTTAGACTTCATAACGCAACTCAATTCTTTGAGTCTTTTAGTGAAGCAGCAAAGAGTACATACTATATGATGATTGGTAAGTCTACTCCTTTCACGGCAGGAACTAGTGGTGGAACAGATTCGGCACCACCTACTCCAGCTGATGATGTAACCAGTGAGTTTAATGTTTGGGATCAAGCTATCGCAGCAAAAAATATTGCAGCAGGTGATGCTAGTCATGCAATTTCTCGACTTAACTGGGCAAACACTACGACTTTTGATATGTACGAAAGCGATGTTAGCTCTAGTAATCTAACTACATCTGGTCAATCCAGTATTTACCAATCCACATTTTTCTTCCGTACATCTGATAATCGTGTGTATAAGGTTATAGACAATAACGGTGGAACTGCTTACTCTGGTTCTGAACCTACCTCTGAATCAACTTCTCCCTTTGCTCAAGGTGGTTATGTTCTAAAATATATGTACAAAATTACCAGTGCAGAACAAACAAAGTTCTTGACGACAGACTTTATGCCTGTTAGTACTGATTCTACTGTTTCTGCTGCAGCCGTTGATGGTAAAATTGAAAGTCTTATTGTAACTGGTGGAACTGGATATACAGATGGTACTTATTATGTAGCAGTAAACGGTGATGGATCAAGTGCAGGGACAAGTTCTGGTGCAATTATATCTTTCGTGGTTTCTAGTGGTGCTATTGCAGATTTTGGTCTTACTTCTGGAACTGATACAATCGTTTATTCTGGTGGTACTAATTATACCTTTGGAACAGTTACACTTACAGATGACACAGTATTTGCAAATGCAGGACTAACAACTGCTGTAGATTCTGGGGACATTGATAATGGTAGTGACGGTGTAATCAAAGTTGTAATTAGTCCAAAGGGAGGTCATGGTTTTAATGCGGTCAACGAACTTGGTGGTCACTTTGTAATAATGAATACATTGTTCGTTGGTGCAGAGGGCGATGACCTTCTTACAGGAAATGATTTCCGTAATATTTCGATTGTTACTGAACCAACAAATTTTGGAACAACAACAGTTGCAACATCTACAACAGCTCGACAAACTTATGCACTAAAGTTGGCTAGCACCAGTGGCACATTTACTGCTGATGAAAAGATTACACAAGCAACAACCCTTGCAATTGGTAAGGTTGTTCAGTGGGATGCTAATAACAACATTCTTTATTATCAGCAGGAAAGATATCCAAATTACGGCACATCTACAGTTGGTGCATATATTGCTTTTTCTGGCGCAAATGTTGTTACGGGCGCAACTTCTGGGGCAACTGGGACACCTGATGCATCAGCGGATAGTGCAGTAACTCTTGCTAACTCAAATACTATCACATTTACTGATGGTTATGCAAACCCAGAACTTGAACCAGATAGTGGTAATGTAGTCTATATAGAAAACAGAGCCCCCATCACCCGTGCGACAGATCAAACGGAAGATATCAAAATTGTAGTGGAATTCTAATATGGCACAAAAGACAAATCTTAACGCAGCACCGTACTTTGATGATTTTAATGCAGAGAATAATTATCACAGAATTCTCTTTCGTCCGGGATATGCAGTTCAGGCAAGAGAGTTAACGCAACTTCAAAGCGCATTACAACATCAAATTGAAGCACATGGAAGTCATATTTTTCGTGAGGGTGCATTGGTTGTGCCGGGTCAAGGGACGACTCAAGATTATTATAGTTTGAAACTCGCAAGCACCTTTAATGGTCAAGAGGTTGATCCTTCACAATACTATAACGTAGACAGTCCTACAACTATTACAGGTGTAACAACGGGTGTTACCGCAAAGGTTATTGGTTTTGCAGCTGCGACGACTACAGATCAACCACTCCTTTATCTTTCATATGAACGTGCGGGAACTGACTTTGAAACTACAGCTTTTGCTGATAATGAAAATCTTACTGCTAATACTGCAATATCACATTCAACAGCAAGTTATGCTGTAAATGTTGCATCTGTTACAACATACAATTCTGTGTATAGTGTCGCTGCAGGATCAACCTTAGCACAACTTGCAAGTGCAGAAGGTCCAGCATCAAGAACAGGTATTGCGTTTCGCATAGAATCTGGTATTTACTATATTCGTGGTTTCTTTGTTAACAACCTAGAAGAAACTCTAGTTCTTAATAATTATGATAGAACTTATACGGGAACAGTTGGGTTTTCAGTAAGCGAAACTATTGTTACACCAGAAGATGCAGAGTCTCTATTAGATAATTCTACAGGGTCAACTAACTATGCTGCGAAAGGCGCACATAGATTAAGTGTTTCTGTTGCACTCTCTGCTATTACGACTTCAACGGACACAACCAATTTTATCGCTCTGGTTGATCTCAAAGAAGGTAAATCATCTATAATTGGTCGCCGGACCCCATATTCTCAACTTGCAGATGAAATGGCAAGAAGGACTAATGATGAATCTGGAAGTTATACGATTCGACCATTTGAATTTACCATAGGTGAATCAGTAGATGTTAGTGTACGTAACGATAATCTACAGGGTAGATATACTGTGGGTGCGACAACTGATGATGGCAAAATCGCTAGCAGCGATCTTTTAGCTCTTACCATATCACCGGGTAAAATGTACGTCAGGGGTTATGAAATTGATAAGACTCGAACTACCATAAAAGATATTTCTAAAGCAAGAGATTTTGAAACTACTAATGCTGGTGTTACAACTTTTGACATTGGTAATTATGCACTCATTACAAATGTATACAATACTCCAGACATTACACAAATATCTGGAGAAACTACTCCATTCAATACTGTACAATTCTATGATGCTGAAAATTCAACTAGAGGTTCTGCGAATGGTAATTTAATTGGTGTTGGACGAGCTAGAGGAATTGAATTTGATTCTGGTACTGCTGGATCGAATGCATTTGCGTCCGGTTCTCGTTATAAATTATATCTTTTCGATATACGTCCATTTACAAAACTAACTTTGAGTGACACTCCATCACCAACACTTCTTGCAACACATGCAAACGGTGGTGTATTAATCACGGGTGTAACTTCTGGTGCTAGAGGTTATGTATATGCAGATGGAACTTCTGGAACTTCAGTAAATCTAATTTCTGTAGTTGGTACATTTAGAGCCGGGGAAGAGATTACATCTTCCGATTCTGCTGAAACAGGTGGAATTGTTGAGAATAGTAGTAATGCAGATATTACCGTAACTAAATCAGAAACTTTTACTTTTAATAATTTTAGACAGGTTTATATGGAGGATGCAGATAGTGGTCAAGACTTTACTGCTAATCTTGTTCTTGAAACTGTAGGTAATGTTTTTGCTGATATTTCTCTAGAAGAAGATTCATTATCATCTATTGAATTAGAAACTGAAACAAGCTCTAGTGGTAGAATTATCCAAGAAGATGCTCAAAGTTCAGTAGTCGCAAAACTAAGAGATACAGAGAAAAATCTAGCAGTATTTAAACTTCCACGAGGCAATATTAAAACACTTCTGACCGCAACTAATTCTGGTTTAAGTGATACGCAATATACAGTTCGTAGACAGTTTATTGGAATTACAAACGGTTCTGGTGTTGTTACCTTTAATGCGGGTACAAATGAAACATTTTTATCTCACAGTGAAGCAGACTATACATTATCTATTCTTACTGCTGGTGGTGGAACAGGAGAACAGGGTGATCTCGTTAGTATCTCTGGTAAAATTAGTGGTGGTGGATCATCAACTCTTACTATTACAGATGCAACTATCTTGGGGAGTGCAGCAAAAATAAAACTTACTGCGACAATTCTTAAAACTTCTGTTCAATCAAAGACTAAAACCACTAAACTTATGAAACAACTAAAAGTAACTTCTGGAACAACAGATGCCTATGGAACTCGTCCAACAGATGACACTATTTCCCTTGGCCGTGGGGATGTGTATAATGTCCTTGCAGTGTTTGACTCAGAGGGAGCAAGCACGGATGCACTTGCTCCAGAATTTACTACAAGTAATCAATCAGGAACATTTACCAGAGGTGAAAAAATCACTGGTGGAACAAGTGACGCAACTGCAAGAATTGTTGATATTACATCTCCGATGAGTTATGTTTTATCTACTTCACTTTCCTTTGTATCGGGGGAAACAATCACTGGTGAAAGCTCCGGTGCAACTGCTACTGTTGGAACTCTTACAGATGGTAGTGTGGATATCAAATCTAAATATACTTTTGATTCCGCTTACAGAGACAATTTCTATGATATTGCTAGAATTATAAGAAAAGGTTCTGAACCCGCACCCACAGGAAGATTGCTCATTATATATGATTATTTTGAACATGGTACGGGAGACATGTTAACAGTCGACTCTTATGTTGATGTTGCTAATCAAATGGACTATGAAGATATTAGGCCTGCATTGATTGATTCATATGATTTTAGGCCAAAGGTTGAAGATATTGCTGGTACATCAAGAACACTAGGGGTTATTGATGAAATTACAGGAAACTCTTTTGACTTCTACTCTAGACAATATGATGGTGCTGGTGCATCAATTTCTGATTTTGTTAAACCCGGTTCTAATATTCAATCAGACTTTGAGTATTTTCTTGGAAGGAAAGACGTAGTTGTAATTGATGACACTGGATCAATTGTTGTTATTGAAGGATCATCATCAATTTCGCCAGTAAAACCTGACATTCCATCAAATTCTGTGAAACTTGCTGATTTAACTATCCCACCATTTACTCCTAAGCCGGAAAAAGTAACTATTGAAAGAACAAGAAATCAAAGATTTACCATGAAAGATATTGGTAAACTTAGCCGACGACTTGGTAATGTTGAAAAAATAACAACTCTAAATCTATTGGAAAGAAATGCTTTAGGTTTTGAGACGTTGGATGCTAACGGACTGAGTAGATTTAAGTCAGGAATTGTTGTTGATAATTTCCAAGGTCATAGAGTTGGTGATGCCAGTCATAAAGATTATAAAAACTCTATGGATTTTTCGAAGGGGGAGTTGCGACCAATTCATGTTTCCAAATCCATCGATTTAGAAGAAAATGTTTCAACTGATTCTGCAAGAACTTCTGCTGGTTATCAGAAGACAGGTGATCTTATAACTCTTCCATATACAGAAGTGGTATTAACAGAACAACCATTTGCTAGTACTGTTGAAAGAGTTGCACCGTTCATGACTGCGACATGGAAAGGTGTAATGACCATAGACCCAACACAGGATAACTGGATGGAAACAGAAATTGCTCCCCAGTTGATTATTAACCGTGAGGGTAACTATGATGCAACTGTTGCTGCTATTGGTAATAATATGGGTACTGTTTGGAACTCATGGCAAACAACTTGGTCTGGAACTGTAAATAGAGATGATGGAGTACCTGCTCAACCACCCGGCGGCGGCGCCGGGGGCGACAATAACGTTAACGATAACAATGACGATGGCACCGGCGGCGCCGCTGGCAAGGTTCTTTGTGGAGAGTTGTACAGACAAGGACTTCTTCCTCATGACATATATATGGGTGATCTTGCTTATGCTCGTGATTATGTTCATGAATATACTAGAAACGGTTATCTAATATGGGCTAACCCATTAGTAAGACTGATGCGTAAATCTAAATTGGTAACTAATATGGTAAAACCAGTTGCGAGTGCTTGGGCAGAAGAGATGGCATATCGTGCAAGTAATGTTGGAAACGGTAATAAATTTGGCGCAGCACTCTTTTATCTTGCACCAATATGTACAGGCCTCGGCGCAGTGCTCAAATTATTTAATGTCGAAACTCGCCCAGAATCAATTAAAAGTTTTGTGGGGAACAAATAAATGGTAGTTAGAACTTACAACGCAACGCAACAAACTAGAACTGGTGTTCTCACTGAGGTGTTTGAAGACATTGAGTTAACAAGTGATGGGTTTAGGTCTATTGCTAAAACTGCTATTCCATATGCTCGTTCAAAAACAATTGCCTTCGAAGCTAAAAGTTTAAAACCATTTACAAAACTGTATGTTTATTTTGATAAACAAGTGGTCAACAAATTTGTGACACCTGCGGCTAGTGGTGCTATCGGAACTGCTTTCTCAAACTTCTCTGATGTTGAAACTCCTGTTGCTGGTAGTACATTAATTTCTGATGGTGTTGGTAATTGTGAAGGAACTTTTACTATTCCCAATCCAAGAATTTCTGGCAATCCTAAGTTTGCAACTGGTGATATTGATTTTGTAATAACAGCAGACCCAAATAACAAACAAGTTGGCAACGGCTCAAATGAAATTGTTGCAAGAGAAACTTATGCAGATGCAACTTATTCTGCTAGAGGTATATTAGATACACAACAAGAAACTATTATTGCAACAAGAAATGCAATCGTAAGTACAACAGACCTTTTTGAAGAAGGTGAAATTATTGTTGGTTCTGAATGGTCTCCCCCTCGTATGGACCCGTTGGCGCAGACTTTTATTGTTTTGGATACTGATGTTCAAAACAATAATGTTAGTGGTGCATTTGCAACTTCTTGTGATATATTCTTCTTTGCAAAGGATAATACATATCCTGTAACAATGGAAATTCGTAATGTAGTTAATGGAGTGCCCGGACCAAAAATTCTTCCATTTGGTAGAAAAACATTACAATCTTCAGCGGTTACAACATCTACAGATGGAAATACTGCAACTACCTTTACATTTGACTCTCCCGTTTATATGCAGGGTGGAACAGAATATTCAATTTGTCTATTAGCTAATACTCCAGAATATAAGGTGTGGATTTCTAATCTTGGAACACAAGATACTTCTGGTAATGAAATCACAGACCAACCTCACGTTGGTGTTCTTTTTAAGAGTTCAAATAATAGTACATGGGTTCCATCACCCACACAAGACATGAAATTTTCTCTCAAGAGAGCTAAGTTTGATACGGGTGCTGCTGGTTCAGTTACATTACAAAATCAAACACTTCCTGCATTAACTCTCAGAGTTAATCCTTTAGAGATGACAGACGATAGTACAACATTAAAAATTAACCATGCTGGTCACGGTATGTATTCTACTGTAAATAACGTCACTATTGATGAAGTTAAGTCTGGTGCATCAACAACACTTAATGGTGCAATTTCTGACACCGCAACATCGATTACTCTTACGAGTGGAACAAACTTTGATGACACTAGTGGCAAGTATTCTAGAGATGCATCCAACGTGTACTATATTAAAATTGATGATGAGATTATTAGTTATACCACCATTTCTGGAACGGGTATCACTAGTGCAACACGGGGTGCAAATAGCACAACAGCTGTATCTCATGCGAATGGTGCAACTGTTGAACTATATCAAATTCATAAAGTTCCATTGTATGATATCAATAAGACACACACTGCAATTGGTAATATTCAAACTGACAGCTACACAATTGCTCTTTCAACTACCCCTGTAGTTGATGGTGAGGGTAGTACATCTACTTTCGGTGGAAGTGTTGTCACTGCAACTGAAAATGCACAATATGATGTTTCTACTTTTATTATAGGTAATGTGACTCCGTCAAAAACTAAAATTGAGACGGCAATATTGGCAACTTCTGGAACAAGTCCAAGTGGTTCTGAGACTCCATTTACAAAATCAACAACTAATAGGGTTGTTCCAATTGGTGACAACTATTATTGGACAAGTAATAATTTGGTTGCGTCTGGTATTAATGAAACAAATGAAATGTCTGGTACAAAATCTTTGAGTGTTCCAATAACTCTAACTTCAGAAATTGATTCACTATCTCCTGTACTTGACTTGCAGAGGATGTCAATGATCGCTGTATCAAACCAGATAAATCAGATTGATTCCTCATCAGATGTATATCCTACATCTATATACAAAGCAATGACAGAACCAGAGGGTGATAATCATTCAGCAATTTATCTCACTAAGAAAATTGAACTAGAAACTCCTGCAACTTCTCTAAGAGTTATTTTAGATGCTCGACGGTTTCCCGAAGCAAATATTAAATTGTTGTTTAAAACTCTAAGAGTTGATGATGCATCTAACTTTGAGGAGATGGGTTTCAGATTTTTTAACGATGATGGAACTGTCACTGGGTCTGGTGGGCCAGATGTTATAACTCGACCTTCTAAAACTTTAAATGATTATATCGAACATGAATACACTGCTGGTGTGACAGATGATGGTATTGGTTCTCCCCTAGAAGATTTTAGTTCTTTTCAGATTAAAATTGTTATGAGGGCAACAAATCAAACTGCTGCACCATTAATTAAAAATCTTCGTGTTCTAGCTTTGGCCACATAATATGTCAAGATATCTAAAAATAGAGGATGAAGATAATTACGTTAAAGATTCTAATGGTAGTCATGCAATTATAAATAACAATGTGAACGCATATGAAGTCGCAAAAAAACGTGCAAAAGAGGCACAAAGACATAGAGATGAAATGCGTGAAACAACTAGAGAATTAAATACTTTGAAATCAGAGATGCATGAAATTAAATCTTTACTACAACAATTAGTTAAAGAGAACTAAGAATTAAATTTATTTAGTAATGTTCATGGTAATGCTAATAAAAAAATAAACGATAAGTGTATTATAAATAGATTTAGGAGAATACTGTAAATGGCATACCAAGAACTTGATATAGGTACAGTTGTTAATGATGGCACTGGTGACACTCTTCCCGTTGCCGGTGACAAAATTAATGACAACTTTCTAGAGATTTATACTCTAATTGGAGATGGAACATCATTAACAAGTGGTAT